AGTCTTTCAAGCATATCTTTAGAGTTGATGAATTTATATTGTGAAAAGGCGAACTTCACATCACCGACCGCATCCTCATATATATCGCCCAAATATCCGTTTGTTGTATTGCCGGAATAATCAAACGAGGTAACATCAATATCCGCCCCTGTCGTTGATGAATCGAGAGATAATTCAGTCCGTAAAATATCCTCAATCATATAAACTGGATTTTCAATTAAATCATTTGCGGCATAACCCGGATCGGCAGCATCTCCGTTTTTTGAATTTCTTGCACCTGAATCTATTGTATCAATCCACGCACCGTACTTCCGACCTTTTCCAGAACAATAAATATAATCAGTAATTGATGGTGTGAGTTTTGTTATGGTTCTCGATAGAATTGTTGTTGTTTCCGCATATTCACCGCCTTCACTTTCTCTGTCAAATTGCGTTCTTACCGCATATCCGCCCATTCCTCCGGGGATAGTCTTTTCGTATGTTTCTTGAATTTCTTGCGTGTATATTTTATCTGTGGTAGGAGTAAATCCAATTTCAATCCCCACTTGATACAAGTCAAACGAAGCCGTTCCCGAAGTGGCATCTGAATTATCTAAATCTAAAAACAACACGCCTTCAAAATCCCAATTTTCTAAAAAACTTGCGCCATAGAAAGAACTAATGTTTACCGATTGGTTTGCTCCATCCCAAGTTACCGCAACGTCATTATCACCGGAATTATTTGAAACATATAAACCGGGGTCTGGCGTGCCGGATTGAGACTTAAAATCAATTAGTAACCGGACAGAAGTATAGTCTCCCAATTTTGCAATTTTCGGTATACGGTATCCCGTCACATTTGTATTATCATACGGGGCATCTAACGAATCCCCCGCCGTAGTAAAATCGCCATCTATTTCGTTTGCATAATTCCCCGAATCATAGGAGTTGTGCTTTTTCAATGGTAGATACGCATACCAGGTACTTCCCTTAAATGATATTGTGGCGGGTCCTGTCTCCGATTCGGTGGCATTGGCATCATCTACGGGGAAATATAATCCACTTTTATATCCATATATATTTTTGTTATTAAGTGTGTGAATAGTTTGCTGATCAACAAGGGCTTCCACTCTTGCGTTTGCGGCATCCCATTCATCAGATATAATGGCAGGGAATTTCGCTTTTGTAAAATGTCTATCAAATTCCGTTGGACTTGCGGTTGGGGCATTACTATCTACCGAAAAATCTCCGTAAGTTGTAGGGATTGGTTTGCCGATATTATTAGTGGGAGCGTTTGTATATGTGGACGAATCAACTGTATTCGCAGGAATTTTTTTATGAAACCGGGTTGTATTATCGAAAAGTGTCAAAGTCACATTATTGTCATCATAATTAATTTCACCAGAAATAACCCCGGAAGCAATCATGCGGGCTGCCGTATCAAGTGTGGAAGTTTCGTTTGTATTTAAAAACAATTCCCATTTGCGATTTGCAAAGTTGTAATCAGCAAGAAGATCGGAGAATCGTTTGCCCCGGATGGACTTGTCGGCGTTAATAAGCGTGACACTCGTATTGCCGATTGAGGTGGTGAAGTTAAAAAAGTCTAATGATTGGCGGTATGTTCCCCAGGATGCAACCAGTCCGTAATATATATCAGATCCATCCTGTCGATGGCGGTCACTTACGCCAATGAAAGCCGATTCGTCATTATAATATAGTTTAAGTACCCAAAACGCTGTGGTGTTTGAATTTTTTAGGGCGTTGGTAAGCGCACTATCGAATGTGAGCATTTAGCCAATCCTCGCCTGTCCTGTCGAGATCGCTTTGTTTATGGCGGGAATGAGACTATTGGATGCGAAGTTTGAATCAATGGTCCCAAATCCTGATATATTATTATTGATGACAATCTTGGAACCCGAAGCTGCGGAAGCGGATGGTGCGGCTTGTGTAGGTGATGCACCAAAAAGGAAGCTATTAGAACCGCCGCCGTTTGGAGATGGTGATGTTTGTGTGGGTGATTTGCCGAAAAGGAAATTGACAATTGCCGAACTTATTTTATTTGTGCCGCCAGAAGCAGAAGTCATAAAATAGTCATAGAGTTTAGCTTGTGCAACCATAATCATTAATTGAATAACGGCACGCTTTAACGACTCCGTCACATTGTCCCCCATTAGCGCAGATGTACCTAACGATATGGCGGTTTGGGATGCAAATTGTGCAGCTTTTTTTTCTGCTTCCGATGCTTCGATGAGTTTGGGAACATAAACTTCTCTTAATAGTCCGGATTCTTCGCGCCGTATATCCCAAACCTTACCCGTGATATAAAAGGATGATTTAAGTTTTTCCATTTCCTCATCCGTTGGGAATGGACTGTCGATTGGCACGTCTGTTAATAATTTTTGTCGTGCTTCTTGCATTTCGTTCGTTTTGTCAATAAGTTGCGCCAATCCAGGGTTTAGCCTGTCTAAAAATTTGCCCCACCACGACAAGCCCTTTTTTATCTCCCCTATATTGATAGACTCAACGAAAAACGTCATACTATCTGCTGCCGTCCTAACGTCTTCTGAAAATTCGTCGCCAAGTCTTTCACCCAAGTCCCCCACAGCCATTTCTAACTGCACCATTGAGCCTGCAAGCGTATCGGTTTGGGCTTTAGCTTGTCCGCCAAATTTATCGGCAATGTTTCCGGTTAATGTATTAAGGCGTTCCGTTGAGCCGACTGCTCCTGTTACTTCAATCCCATATCGGCTCATGGCGTTGGTTGAACTTCCTAAAGTCTTTGAGACAAGATCGGCGGCGGCGGTTAAGTCCATTCCTTTTGCAGCCGCAAGATCAAGCGTTGCTTGGGTTGCTTTTTTAATGGCTTCTTCATCATCCACAAACGCGGCAATTAATGCCTGTGCTTCAATAATAGCTTCATCACCAAACATGGAGACTTGCTGTAAGGCTCTTGCTTGATCTAACAAAGACTGTGAAACTCTACCTAAAGATGCTTCTAATTTCTTTTCTGCCAGTTCTTGTTGAGCAGAGAGGTCAATGATTTTTTTAAATCCGGTTATTAATCCACGCGCACCAAAGAAAGCAGCCCCGGCGATCAATGCGGACTTCCCCAAAGACTTCATTCCACCTTCAACACCTTTTAAATCTTTCTTGGATTTCTTTGCCCCTTTTGTGCGGACTTTAATATTTAGTTTTTTATCAGCCATTTTCTTTCTTTGCTTTTTCTTGCATACAGGCGTTTATTTCTCGATCTATAATTGAAAAACAATCCAATCGGTGCGCTGAAATACTGTTGAGTTCTCCAAGAGATACGTTGAATCTGGTTGTGTAATTATATTCGTTAATCATTTCCATCATCCAGGGTTCGACAATTTGATTGCAATCTGCGAAGAACGGCACGGAATGATACAAGATTTGTCCATCTGTAAAGTCTTTGCTCGGTTCACATATTCCATCTATTATGCTCCATATATCATCAACTGTCTGCACTCGCACCGGATCGTGTTTGTAAGTAACCGGGAGTTTCGCCACCGTATAGGGGAGGCTTCTATATATGTCACGCGGTTCGGGAAAGCCAAGTTGCCAACACCAAACCGCAAGGCTCAACCCCCGGAATCTTTTTTTGCCGGTTCAATCCCCAAGTATTCCAAGAATATTGCTTGAAGAACTTCATCGACTTTTGCCATATCCATATCCTTGAAATCGTTTTCACCTAAACCGGCGATTGCTCCCACCTTTTCAAGAACTTCATAATAGGATTCCACATCCATCTTGCCATCCCACCATACTTTCGCATTGAGTTTGTGTAACTCCCGCCGTTCAGCGTATGTGCAATCATTTATGTCCCAATCTTTCTTTCCAACTTTAACAACCATTAAGACCTCCCTTAATCTATTATGTGCATTTTACATTAATTAATTTCTGCGCACCAGTTGCAGAACCCTGAAAAGGGAGTTCAATGAAAACCCCTCCTTCAGAACCTAAATCAACGTTGTGACCTGTATATTTAGCCTGTGGTATTTCAAAGAAAATATCCGTTGAACTGCCACCACCCGCCGTTCCTTCATCGCCTACGAGAATGGATTTTGATGTACCGGCCAACCAAAAGGGTAATTGAGCCACAGAAGTGTCATCCATTTTCACATTGATTGAACCAGTAACATCTACCCTGCCCCTCATATAGTCCTCTGGCTCTGCATCAATACTATTGGCAACTCTGAAACCAACTCTTTCTGTCGGATAGGAAATAGTTACCGAAAACGATTTACAAGTAATTTGAGTGGTTGCAACTTCAATGGCGTGGCAGTCGAATATTCCAAAAGGGAAATCCGTATTGCTCGCGGTAGAGCCATCTGTGACGGCATTAGTCCCAACTGTCGGTCTGTATCCAGACCAGATTGTTCCACTTGCTCTCAATCTGCCCCCATTAGTTCCGGCATCCATTGATAGTGTCAGTTCTGTGACTACGGCAGAATGAAGAAGCCGTGTTTCAGAAGCATCCGGGCTTACTAAAGAAACCTGAAGGGAAAAATCGGGGCCGGCTTGATTGTAAACATATTGAGTTGAATGCCCAATATCCCCCGCAATGGATATTAATCCTGTGGTTCCATCCACTTCCATAGCTGATCGTAACAATAATTGTAAAATTTCTTCGGAATCTACAAGCCAATCGAAAGACCAAGTATAAGACCCCCCATTTTGAGTTGTGAATACGTCTGTCTCTCTATAAACTTTTTGACCGGACCTTGGAATAAATTCCTGGGTTACTCCTGCGGAAAAATCTATGTCATTAACTGATGCAAGGTTCATTCTATATAGCGCAGCATCAGCATTTTGCGTATATATTCCCTGATTGGCTGCGTGTTGCCCTATATAAACCAACCATTGGTTTCTTGAATAAGTGGCCATTATTTTTTATCTCCTGATATTTTTATCATTTTGTTTTTGATTAACGCGGTTGGTTCGTTTTTTAATTCCACCACTTCGCCTTTGGATAGTTTTGAATGGTTCTCGTTTCCGAGTCCTTCAAAATCATTGAAGGCATCCACATCGAAAGATTCGGTTGCCTTATATTTTTTTATTTTCATGTGAATATCTCCATTACAGTACAGTTAAATGAAACATTTGCTCTCCACAAATCAAGATCATCTTCATCCTGTTCGTATGCAACAGTTTCAACCCGTCCATCGTGATATTTATAAACACCAGACGGCGAATAATTAGAATTGTTATGTATCAATCTTTTCAAATGTTCAGCGGTGCTTGTTAATTGTGTCTTGACACTTCGCCATCCCCCGCCGCGCATTAATGTATAGATAATATCTACATCATAATTCCTTGTTTGTCCAGATGCGAAATATTCAATTAGCGTATCTTCGTTCGGATCAATTACAAAAGATTGATTGCCGCGATGTTCATCAAATATGGGAATTTGAAATTCTGTATTAATAATATCCTGCAATGATTCGATCACATTCTCATAAACGATGTTCGCATAACTGTCCGCATCGCTTGAACCGAAATTCCAATTGTTAGGATCGGCATTCCATAGGTTGTGATTCTCTGCCCATAAAACTGATTGAATATTTAATGCCATTAAATTCTTTCCGCCGTTGCGTATTTAATCGCCATTGTCCTTGA